TCCATTCATAAAGTGCCACAGTTATATCTGATGTTCTTTTTGCAGTAGCCATTTTTCACCCTCACTTTCACATATCTTATATTTTGTTAAGCTCGCCTTGTTTCTGAAATACTTTTAGAATATGGCTTTCATTCGTTTCTCTTTTTCTAGCTTATGCTTAACTCATTATGTTAATGTCAAAAATATAAAAATTAAATAACAAAGTTTCTCAAGGCATCATCTAATTCAGCTTGTTCAATTCCAATGTATCTCAGCGTAATCGCTGGAGATGAGTGATTGAACATCTTCTGTAGTGTGCCTACATCCTTTGTTTTGTTGTAGTATTTATATCCAAATGTTTTGCGCATCGTGTGAGTTCCCACGTTGTCAATGCCCAATTCTTCAGCGGCCTCATGGATGATCTGGTAGGCTCGTTCACGAGTGATGGCCTTATTCCCTCCTTGCCTGCTCTTGAATAAGAAATGATGGAATGGCTTCCCTTCAACATACTTCCTCATTTCTCGTTTCAGCTCTTTCGTCATTCTACGGGAAATCTGTTTGCCAGTCTTTCTTTCTCGTAGCTTGATGTGCCATCCCTGAACATCTTTGACTTTGAGTGTGAGGATATCACCAACACGCAAGCCTGTATTGAGACCGGTGATGAATAGCATGTAATACATTTCATTCCATTCTCTCAGATAGTCTTTCATCGCTTGAATGTCATCCGTGTCTTTAATGGGTGAGACCTCTTCCATACGGTTCCCCCTCTCTATATTAAAATTGATTTTCATAAGGAATTGGGAGTACAGGAATTGAACCTGCATCTGCTGTTTTCCGCCAGCATGCTCTAACCTTTTGAGCTAACTCCCTAACCACTATTAGGAGACCCTCTCATCCATGATATGATTATCATGAACAAGATTATAGTATTTTATTTTGTGTGAGAATACAATAACTTATATTCTCAATTTATAGTACACCTTTCATTCTGGCATACGTTTCCAAGATGCCAGCACGCTTGCGGTAAATTGTAGCATTGCTGACAAATTGCTTTTCTGCTATTTCTTCCCAATCAAGATTGGCTTGTCCCCATCTCAAATAGAAGATGTCAAGCTGTTCTCCTGTCAATTGTTTTTTGAAAGATTCAACAGTTTCTTTGAACAGCTCAAGATTCTTTAAAGTCACATCAGTAGCAAATTTCATTACTGTGTTTTCTGTTGGCTTACTGATGCCAGACTTACCACCGCCAACTATATCATCACCGTTCTTTGCCATCAATTCTGCTTTGCGTGTCCAGATTGCCCGGTCAATTCCACGAAAATTGAATAATTCTTGGTCAAGATTAAACAACTCTCTATTGTTTAATTTTTTCATTCAATAACCTCTCTTTGATAAATTTCTACTATCCCTTTCTCTTTTAGTCTTTCACAGTGAGCAAGCGCTTCATACCTTGTCTCAAATTCAGCTTCAGTGTATTCAGCTAAATGTTTAGGATCAACCCAGCTTGAATGACCGAGAAACTTTCTTACAACATACGTCTTCATTTCTTTTTCCTGTTTTTAAAAGCTATCACACTGGCCCAAATCAAGCCAGAAAGCCAGATTAGTGAAATCAGTAAATAGATAAAGTTTTGTAGGTCCATTGATTCACCTCTTATTCATAAGCAATGAAACAGATGACCTCTTTAGGGTTGATGCAGAGATTACTAACATACATCAGTTCCCCATTGTTAAATTGGCTTGCCAGTCTTTCCATGTCATTTTCATCACATCCAATTCTTTCAATTCTATCACCGTTTTTTAAATGGAACACAATTTTCATTGTTTCGTTTCTCCTGTAACTCGATTTCTTTTAACTTTCAATTCAAGATGACTATCATCACCGAAACATACTGTAGTTGTTTCTTCTTCCCACTGGCTTTTTGTGTATGGGTATCTTCTCGGTCTATTCATCACTCTACCTCCAGCAATTCTGGATTTTCGTAGATGTTGCCGATGATTTCAAATGGATAAGTATTGTCTTCAACCAATTCAGCCAAGAGATCCTTCTCGTTGTATTTTTTCGACTCAAACATAAATAAAGCATGTTTGCTATCCCAATAAATATTTAAGTTCACAATCTCTTCATCGGTATCAACGCCAAGTATATCCCCCTCAAAGATTTCCTTGCCATTCTTATCATACAGGCCTGTTGATTGCATGAGGATAGCATTTTGAAACTTAATAAGTCTCGATACACCTACTTCATCTTTATATTGAGCCACTTCTCTATCAAAATATAATCCATCAACACTATGCAATCTTGATATGATTTCATTCCACATCCTATACTTTGGAATCATCCTTCCACCTCTTTTACTTCCATTTCTGGGCAATCGAACACCCAGCCAAAACCAGCTTCTTCTAGTTCTTTGCGAGTGTGGTGTCCTCTTTGATGATCTATTTCATAGATCGAAGAGAAAAACCACGTTTTGTTTCTCTTTTCAAAAATTAGGCAATTATTAAAATACACACCTTTAACCCTTACAAAATACCGCTTCTCTTTCTCGACTGTGTAGCCGTCAATCCAAGCGCGAGCGAAGAGTTCTTGGTTCTCCAAGCTTTCAACAATCCAATCATAGACTTTTTTGCCGCTTAATCGTCCTGGATCATAGAGTGCATATCCTAAAGCAATTCCATTGGTTTTACAATGCTTAATCCAATCAGCCACAATCTGTGGAATAATGGTTTCAGCACGTTCCACGGCACTATCAAACTTCCCTTGCTCATAACCATCCTTATATTTCAAAGTTCCATAATCACTTCCAAGTTTATTCAAAATTTCATTGAACCATACTGCTTTAGTTGCAAGATCAAACTTTTCAATTCGTGCGATAACGTCTTTTAGTTTAATTTTATATTTATTGACCATTTGATCTGCGCTTACAATAAACTCTTCTGGTATTTCTACTTTTTCGCCACCATCAAGAACTACACTAATAAATAGCGAACCATCTGTAGAATGAGCAAACCCGTCAAAGCTACCATAAACTAAAACTTTAGTACAATCATCCATTTTATAAATCCTCCTCTTCAATATTTGATTTTCTTAGAATGGTAATTTGTCATCTGTGATGTCCATCGGGCTTGTGTAGCTTGGTGGCATCTGTTCTGTCATGCTGTTTTGATTTGCAGTGTTATCACGTTTTTCCAGAATTTGGAAATTTTCTGCGACAACTTCAGTCACATATACACGTTGCCCCTGCTGGTTCTCATAACTTCTTGTTTGGATTCGTCCTGTGATTCCCACAAGCATTCCTTTTCTCGTCCAATTGCAGAATCGTTCTGCTTGTTCTCGCCACATCACACAGTTGATAAAATCTGCATCATACTCATCATTTGCATTCTTGAAATTGCGATTGCATGCAATATTGAATTGAGCAGTTGCAATGTTGCTAGGTGTGTAGCGTAGTTCTGCATCTCTGGTCAACCGACCAATAAGAGTCACATTGTTAATCATTATTATCCTCCGACATTGTTCATTTCAGCAGCTTCCTTGAGTGCTTCTGCTTTCTTGCGTTCCTGCATTTGATATTCTTGATTTAACTTATTCAAGATTGTATCTTGTGCAGTGTTCTATTCAGCTAATCTCTGGATGCTCAATTCATGTTCCTGAATCGTCCATTCCATATCTTTGATCTTATTCTCTTGATCTACTAATCTAGAATTGAGATTGATAGCAATGACCAGTGAAATAACTGCCAATGAGATCAAGTTGATGATCAGCCAATTGATTTTACTTTTCATCTTCAATTACCCTTTCTAGCCTGAATTGACCAGCCTCTCTTCCTCGTTCATTCAAGTGTATATAATACTTGAGAATTGACACATCTTTGCCAGTGATCTTGCTTAGTTCTTTGATTGGAGCAGTACAGATGTATTTTCCTTGATCAAAGAATCTATAATCTGTCAATTCTTCTGGATCTCCCATCAGTGCCTTCTCGTTAATGTTGAAGAATTTGCATAATTCTTGGACATGAGCTGGTTTTATATTTTTGTTTGTGATCCATTGTTGAATTGTATTTGGATTTCTATTCAATTTTCTTGATAGCTCTTTTCTTGTTAACCCTTTACCAAGAATCAGCAATTGCAATTGTTGACGGAAGTGATCCATCTGATTTCTCGTGTAATCTCTCATGCTGTCACTCCTGTTCATGACTTTTTTTCAAATCCTCAATGAGCCATTCAAGATATTTCTTAGCTTTATCCAAATCTTCAAGCCCGTTCTTTTTCTGGAATCTACATAGATACTTGATAGCATTTCCCCAATAGAATCCCTGAACTCCTTTCAGGTTTCCTGCAAAGTTCCGGATGACATCAATGGATTCCAGACCATATTCACCACAATAGTGATTTGGCTTATTTACTGAATCATTCATCTCTTCTAAAATCTGTTCAAATGAGCGTTCTTTCATTTTAGTCGTTCCTCCTTGATCCAAATTCCGTCAACCAATTTTCCTTTGCGGTCCTTGATTTCTTCATAGGCTTTGTTTAAACATTCCACAAAATCATAATTCAGCATTTGAGAAATTCGCATCAACTCATGTACTACACTTTTAAGTTGATAGCCTTGACGGTTGAAATATGACACCAAAGCTTGATCCAACAGCAATACAAAGTAATCTTCTGTCTTTGCAGCATTTAAGAAACTGAACTTTTCTTGTTCTGGAAAGATTTCTTCTGTGTTGATACCAAGTTGAAGGGTCAATCCAATCAATACAACAGTGATGTCCCCAATGCTATCTTTGGTTACTTCCTCATCTTTTTCAGCAATTCCTCTTGATAGCTCCCCAATTTCCTCATAGAGTTTCAGGAATTGTTTATTGGGTTCTTGAGTGTGTAAGTTGCGGTCATAAAACCATTTTTGAACTTTTGAAATTAGATCCTTTAGTTTGTTGTTTTCCATTCGTTAATACCTCCGACTTTCCATGCTTTCAGGAAATTTATAAATGTGCTTGCTTGCTCCTTTAAAAATTCGGTCAGCAAGTGCTTGATTGTAGATTGTTTTGATGTCATTACTTGACAAGTTAGTGTTGAAGAATGTTGTTTGCCTGCTATCCAATATTTTGAATAGCACCCTTTGTCTCCAATCATTCGCCTCTTTAAGATTGGCGCTCATGCTACTTTCTTTCCCTAAATCATCCAAGAAGAGAAAGTTAACTTTGCTGAGCAGGTCCACAGCATAGTTCTCTGTGAAGTCTCCTCGACCATTGAAGCTTTCTTCAATCTTATTGAAGAGGGCCGATGTTGAGATGAAGATCACGCTTTTTGGATTCTCACACTCTTTTGATTTTTCGTTCAATGCTTTTGCTAATCCAATAGACAGATGACTCTTTCCGATGCCAGGCGGTCCACTTAGGATCACATTCCCTGTTTCAAATTTTAGATAATCCCTCAGCATCCGTTTCATGAAGTTGAGAGCTTGTTCATTAGTTGAATTATCTGCTACATAATTCTCTAATGTTTTATCACTCAACTCTTGAGAATAGATGCTTTCTCTGTCAAAGACTTTGTAAGTGTGAGACAAGAGAGCCTGAATTTTCGCTTCCTGTCTCAATACGGATTCCATCTTCATGATTTCTTCTCTCTCACACTCAGGGCAAATTTCAATGATCTGTTCTGATCCACTGATCTTCACTTTTGCATGCTGGATTTGACAACCATGCTTTTTACAAGATGTAATTTCTTCATTCATTAGAATCCCAACCTTTCATCTTGTTTCTGAACGTTTGGCTGTTTAGGCATTTGCTGATTGCGGTATTTTTCAAATTTACTAGCATTGAAGAGTGTATCTGGTGTTAAGTATTTAGACATCTTTGTGTTGTCCTTCCATTCGTTTGTCTTAACATCAATCACATATTTGAAGTCTTCAATTGTGTAGTTCTCACTTAATCTTCCATTGATCAGCCTTTGAGTTGACTTGCTAGTTGATTTGAAATGTGAACCGGTTTTTTCATTTAGATATTTGATAATTTCTTCATAGACATCTGGTTGGGGCTTTTGCCCCTTATCTATTTCTATATCTTTATCTATATC